AATCCAGTTCCACCATCAGCAATAGCAGCAGTTACAGCATCTACAGTAGGAGCTGAAGCAGTTCCACCTATAGTTAATACATTTGTATTAGCTGAAGAAAGTGATTCAATATCACCATTTACAGAATACCATGCAGAACCATTGTTTACCATTAATTTATTCGTTGAGGTATCATACCATAATCCACCAGCTCCGTTTGCTGGAGCTGTACCAGCTGGGTGAATCTTTACGTTTTGTAATTCATTTCCTTCTAAAGAAATATTACTTAAATATTTAATTGCCATTAGTTAATTGTTTTAAATTATTATATATATATATTTTGTTTTAATTCATGTATGCTCTACCACTAAATGCAGCAGTAAATGTAATAGATACGCTATTAGCATCTATATATTTGACATCTCCTATAACTACGTTCTTACTAGAATCTACAACAGATATAGCTGGGAACTTACCTAAGTTATGAGTTATATTCCATGTAGATTGTGCAGAAGATTGATTATGTGAGTAATGTTTATCACTACCACCATAAGTATTAACATCTATCAAAGTATATTCATCTTCAGACAGTTCGTCTGCTACAAAAGTAAATTGACCAGTAGAATCAAGTTCATCTCCTTCAACTGCCATTTTATCTCTAAATAACATTTTGTTATTAGTGTCTGTTACAGTAAGTAAGAATCTTTGACCATCTAAAAGAGTAATGTCATTAATAGTATAAGTAATAGAAACAGAATTTGTTTCAGCTACAATACTATCGGCTACATAAGTAGTAGCATCTTCTTGACCTTCTCGTAATAGAGTGATAGTCAAATCGCTAGGAGCGTATGTTGTGTTTGTCCTAAGTATTGCCTTGAATACTTGAATGGATAATGTATTAGTTATAATCATAGTATTATAACGCAATTTTAGTGTTTTTGTTTTAGTTTGACATAAAGCAAAAAAAAGAGCTACCCCAGAAGAGATAGCTCTAAATTTCTGTCTTAAATCTATTTATAGATATTAAGCACCTTCAGTTACAACGAAACCGTCAACAGCACCCATAAGTGCAGAGTCAACATAAGTAGAAAGGTTAACTTCTTTACCTTCAAAAGATAAATTGTAACCATTTAAGTCTCCCATTGCACCACCTGTAGAAGTTGATACAGATACTTCAACTCCATTCTTAGCACCAGCTAATCTAAAGTTTCCGTTATGGTCCTCGATAATTACGTGAGGTCTACCGTAACTTAGTAAAGTTAATTCTGCTTGAGTAGCAGAGTCTTGTACTTTCAATACTAATGTACCAGTTTGAGTAAAGAACGAAGTTCCATTATCTCTACTGTTTTCATTAGCTTCTTCGAAAGTATTATTGTCACCCTTTAATTCGTATTTGAATACGTCAGTAGCAGCGTTGATTTCAGTAATTTCATTACCAGTCAATGTTGCACCAGATAAAAGAGTTCCATCATAGTTTATGAAGTACACAGCTTTCAAACCACCTACAGAGGTTTTACATGCTTCTAGTCTTCCTAATGTGATATCACAGCTCATATTATTTATGTATTGTATAATATAACCCCTCTATATTAAAGAGGGGCATATTAAAGATTATTAATTTATTAAAGATTAAGCGTAAAATACTACCTCAGCACCTAAAGCGTATTGAACAGCAGCAGTAAATCTGATTACTATTCTTACATTTTGAGAACCATCGATATCAGCCATATCAATAACTTTTACCTCATTCATATCTGACATTAAGCCAGTACCGAAGAAAAGGTTACCTTTTTCAGCAGCTACCATTTTGTTAGCTGGAAGACCGTTACATACCATAAGTCTAGTTCCTTCAAAGTCCATTGAAGTTTGACCTACGTGGTATAAATCTTTGTATCCTAAAGCAGCTTGAGCTCTTACATAAGCTCTTGCAGTAGATTGTGAAATGTATATAGATAACTCATCGTTTCCGTATAATTCAGCTGGTATAGCATCAATAACTTTACCTAATTCAGCGATTACGTTAGAAGCATCGATAGTAGTTCCAACAACATCAATTACGTCAGCATCAGCAGCAAAAAGCTCTAATAAACCAGCGTACTCACCAGCGTTAGCGTCAGCTCCGTTCCAGATATTCTGCTCATTCTTAGCAGCAACTTTAGCAACAACATGTGCTAAAAGGTAATCTTGAAAAGACTTTGGTAAGTTGTCATGTGCAGACATTCCCATAGAAATAGCATCCCAGTCACTTCTGAAATCTTGCTTACAAAGAGCAAGGTTTACTTGAAATTCTTTAGGCTCGATAGTTCTTTCAGTAAGAGTTACAGAAGAAGTTGCATCGAAATCACAAGAACCGTCAGCGATTAAATCACCAGTTTCTAATTTTCTTAATACTTGTTTGAATTTAATGTTTGGTTTAACTTCCATACCACCTTTTTCGATAGTGTTAGAAGATAATAATGCAGCAGAGATAAAACTAGCAGCTTTTTCTCCAGCATAAGTAGTTGTAATACTTGTAGTAGTTGCCATAATTTAGCGTTTTTTTAATTGTTTATTATTTATTAATTATTTCCGAATAGTTTATTCCACACAATAGATTTTGTGTTTGTACCTCTATTCATTGGTACGTTTAATTTTGACGGAGCTTTAGATACTTCAGCTTCTGGAGATACAGCAATAACTGCTTCTTCAGCTTCTATAGTTTCTTTTACTTCGATTTCTTCAGCAGATAATTGTTGAGGAACATCTTTCTTAGGATTCATGTTATTTAACATGTCAGCTAATGCAGATATCTCAGCACTTAATTTACCTAAATCTTCTTTAGATGCATACTCTGGTTGTGCAGCTTTAACTTCTGGCGCTTCCTCTACAGGTGCTTCCTCAGCAAGTTCAACTTCTTCAGACATTACTTCTTCAGATGATAAAAATTCAGCAGCTTCTTCAACAACTTCTGTTTCCACTTCTTCAGATACTTCTTCAGATGCTTCTAATTCTTCAGTTACTAATTCTTCTTCTGATACTTCAATTTCTGATACTTCTTCAGATAATTCAGTCTGTACTTCTACGCTGTCCTCTTGAGACATCTCAATAGCTGCATCTTGTGCTGCTTCTTCTAGAATTACTTCTTCCTTAACATCAGGAGTAACAGTTGATAACAAAACTTCTTTAAATTTTGCAATAATTTCTGTTGCTTTCATAATATTAATTTTATAGTTAATATAACGTAAAAATGCAAAAACTGTTTGCTTTTCAATGTGTTATATGTCGTAATCAGTAGAAGTTGAATCAACAGTTCTAGAACTAGAGTTGTTAGACCCTGTACTAGACGTATGACCATCTAAGTTACCGATACCTTGATTGATTATATATCCTTTATTGTTTTTTCTAGAGTACTTTCCGTTTTCCCCTAGAGTAGCCCTTCTCCCATCTGTAGGAGAAGTTCTACTGTAAGTTTGATTTTTCATATATTATTTATTATTAAGGTGTATCAGATACTAAATCTGAAGCACTAAAGTTATATCCAGTTAAATCAGCAGAACCAATTACATCAGAAACAGTTGTTATACTAGATTCTATTTCATAGTAGTTAGATGGAGCAGAAGCCAATTGACTTAAGTCTTGAGTTGCACCACTATTATATATAGTCGCTAAGTTAGCACTTTCATCTGTATCCCAAATAGCTACTTGATTTATAATACCACCATAGTAATTATTGTGAACATTACTTGCTCTACCTATTCTGAATATATTATCACTAGGATTAGAACCATCAATTACACCGTCATAACCACTATTACTAGCTACTCCTACATTAGATTTTAGTACACCATCAATGTATACGTTGAATCTACTGTAATAGTCTGCTGAATCATTAGCAACTACCCCTGTAGTTCCACCGTCAAATGTAACCATAACATGTTGCCATGTATTAGCTACGAATGAATTTCCAGCTACTATTATGATATTATCATAAACAGTTCCATAGTTTAATACTAAAGAAGTTCCACCTGATTGTTTTAATGTAATAGCTCCACCATTATAATCATCTCCAGCTCCATATACTAATAGAGTTTGATTAGACGTATTAGAATTAGGTTTAACCCACATAGATATAGTCCAAGCACTACCATCTCCATTACTAGCTCTTTCAAGAGCAGTCATATTAACAGGATTACCTTGTAACCAGTTACTAGATTGGTCTAATTGCAATGATTTACTATTTGTATAAGATATTTCA